AGAGGTATGGGTGGTGCAGAAAAGGCTGGTGTCGACGAAAGAAATTATCAGATGGGCTTTGACATACATCACGCTGTCAATCCTGATGAAAGGGTACATGAACATTTTAATGAAGAATTAAAGAGATTGCAAGAAATAAAAGATAGGGCATCTACTGGTCCTCAGCGTAACAGGGTAGAGAATGATATTAAAAATTTCAAAGCGAAGATGATTAATGCCAGTCTAGTATTAGACAAAGATACCAAAAGAATGTTACAAGATAAACACGCTGAAAAATACGGCGAATCTTACAGGAAGGGTAAGCATTTCGCAAGCACTAGTAAATCTTACAGAGCCCAACAAACTCTTGATTCTTTGATTCATAGTGACCCGTTTATCGAGCCGGGCGCTGCTCCTGCCGCAGTTACTGCTAGATTGAGTGGGCGGGTTACTAAACCGATAGAACCAGTTGGGCCGAATGCTCACAATATAGTTGCTTCTACTTACAACTCATCTGGTAAGCGGATGGAGTTTGGCCACAATGTACCTGTTACTTTTGACTATAAGATAGGCAAAGACGGGAAGATAGATATAATCCCACTATCTGAACCTAAACGAGAAAGGTTGGTTCAACCGACAATGGCTATATGGAGAGGAGCAGGTTTGACTGATGTGTTATATGGAACTAATTGGGACCAATACAACATAGAAGAGCATTTCCCGGCTCAGTTTAAGAATAATAGAAACGAATCTAATACTTTTGCTAAGTCAGAAGATGTTAACTTGGCGACTTTGACCAATCCCGATATCATTCGCAAAGAGATAGGTAAAGGCGTTCCTATCCTACAACCGATGCATCGTATTTTTGAATTGGATGACCTTGAGCATCTGCGTGGTTTTACAGGCGACTGGATAGTATCTGTCATGCCAGAAGGTGAAAGAGGCTTTGTCAAGAAAGAGGATGATGATGTTACTTCGACTAACTTTACTTTATCAGATGAAGATAAAGATAATTTTAAGAAAGTAACTGATAATGATTATCATTTAGATGTGTTCAAGACCGAAGAGGGCTACTATATTTTTGATGTCCTCAAATATGACGACAAAGAAGTACACGATGTACCAATAGATGACCGAATCAAAATACTTAGAGGTGGCTTGGAAGGCGTTGAGAATGTACATGTTCCGAGTGCTAGTGACACCAGACTTACAGATGACGCTGGCCTCAAAGTTACAGTAGAGGACTTGCAGAAAGAAAATGAAAAGTTGCTACTTCGTGATGCCAAGTCAACCTACATGGCTGGTGAACTGCGTCATCCTAAGTGGGTACTGCTCAGTCCGGGCAACGATGTCGTACTTAGAGTATTAGAAAGAAGAGGCAACGGCCCTTACACCTATCGATTAGGCACTGGTCCAATTACCAAAGAAGAAGAGTTAGGTGATAGGGCAGTGGAATCTGACGGTGAGACTTACATGGATGTTGGCGCTGCTTTCGACAGTGATGAAAAATATAACGAAGGCGACCATGTTAGAGTTAATGTCAGTAATGTAGGTGAGTCAGAAACCGCCGAAGGGCAAAAGTTGTTCACTGTAGCAGGCTCTAAAATCGAAGAAGAAGCCGAGGGCGAGGGACTTGTTAGTCAAGAAACTCTTAGTTTACTTGCTAAGGCAGAAGATTCACAGTGGCTGTGTGAAGTCTATAGAGCAGGCAGCGGTATAAGAGTAGTTATGCCACAGGGCGATGTTGTATACAAGTGTACACAGTCTGGTCAGTCTTGGACAGCACACAGTCCGTTGGCATCTAATGGTTATTTGGTTCGCATGTCTGAAAGTCAAAGGCCTTACTGGGCACCAGTCGCTGGTGCTTTACTCAAGGCCGATGTACAGATAGCCGCACCTGCCGAAGAACAAGAGGATAAGGCTGAGGTTCACGAAACAGAAGGTGAAGGAAAGCCTCTCATACCTCCTAAGAAGATTAAAGATTCAGAATGGTGGGCTAAACAAGAAAAGGAAAAGGTACTTGTCAAGGGTTTACAGTTAGTAGAGAAGTTGCTTAAAAGCGGAGCAGGTGCCGTAGGTCAATCAAGTAGTGGTACTAAGGGATTAGGTATTGACTACGCTACCCCTATAGAATCACCTATGGGGCCTACTAATTTACATGACAAGAAGACAATGCCTGATTATGATGTTAGAGATATGGAAGAAGACTCTTCTATAGATGAAGAAACTGAATCAAAAGACAAGCCTAAACACATGACTGTGCCTACAGATGAAGGTGTTTTGGAAATAACAGATGACTCTGCTGTTTTCCGTACTTAGTTAAATAGTATGAGTGTCGTCTATAGAAACGATGACAGCCAGTTCGATGCTGAGAACCTCTCCGGTTACTCACAATGGTAGCATCAATTTAATCAAGGCTGATAATGACTTGGTAATCGCTGGATACGCATCTGTTGAGATGGTAGACAAGCAAGGAGATTTGATTACCAGAGGCGCTTTGAAAAATGCTTTTGGCGACTTCATGAAAGCAGATGGTTACCGAAATGTACAACTTGCTCACTCAAACATACAAGTTGGAAGTGTTATTCCATCTTACACTGACTCTGATGGTAGAGTTTGGAAATCCGGTGTCGACGACGCTGGTATGTTCGTAGTCATTAAACTACGAGACGACATAGAAAAGGCAAGAGAAGTTGCCAAAGAGATTCGCAAAGGAGCCCTTAGAGGTTTCAGTATTGGAGGACAAGCATTCAAGAGAATGCGAAAGAGTGACCAACAACATGGTGACTATACAGAAATCTCCAAACTGGAACTACATGAGGTCACCATTTGTGAAAAAGGTATTAACCCGGAGGCGACATTCCGTATATTGAAGGAGGATATTGATATGACAGAAACAGATGCAATGACAGAATTGTCAAGTGTGTTGGACAGACTGAATGGCCGCCTAGACGCAATGGAGAAGGGTGAAATGCCAGCAGGTCTTAGAGAACACATGGAAGACAAGAAAGACGATAAAGACGAAAAAGACGAGGCGAAAGAAATGGCTGATAAAGATAAAGACGAAAAAATGTACGGCGCTGACAAAGGCGAACATGACGGAATGGCAAAAGGAGAATACTCCGATGTTATTTCTAGTGAATACCTAAACTGGATGGAAAACACCTTGAAATCACAAGGTGTCGACATTAGCGGTGCAAGAAACCACTTTGACGGAATCTCTAAGGCTAATCTAGGTAGCACACCAGAACAAATTGGTGACGGTGCTGATTACTTCGCTGGACAAGTAAAGGGTCGAGCCCAAGAAGGTGGCTCTCCTTCTACTAACGCAGTCGGTAAAATTAACTCCGGTGGCGGTGGAACAGTAGCAAAAGGATACTTGCACCCAAGTGCAGTTTCTCCTACTGATGTAGAAGCAGCCTACGAAGTTTACAAAGCAGCGGCTCTTGAAGAACAATTCAAGCACAACCTAAGCGGCGTATTCGCTGACAGACTAAACAAAGAACTTACTCATGAAGCACAAGCAAGAGAAGCCGCTTCCTTTGACGCAAGAACACCTCTTGCTAACATCGAAAAGGCTCTGTCTGACTTGAGCAACAGAATCGATAACATTTCAAGCGCTGCCCCAGAATCAACAATTCGTAAGAGCAGTGATATGGCTAATGTAGAAATCCCATCTACTGAGGCACTTGGAAGCATGAGTTGGGACGAAGTTCACCGACTCGCAGGGAGTGTATTTACCAACTAAGGAGGAATATGAATGGCAAGAAATTATATGAGAACAGTAAATGATATGGAGCGCTACTACTACGGTGCTGGACAAAGCATGGGATATTCCTACACAGGTTCAGAACTATTGAAAGCAGATGCTCCTCTATTGAGCACAACAGCAGGAACATACCAAGCAATCTACGGTAGAAAAGTATGGAGTCAGTTGAACCAAGAGTTCAACGCTTTCTCTATCCTACCTAAGAAGCCATGGGACAGAAGTGGATGGCGTGTAGTAACCGCTAAGCCTTCTGCTACCGTTGGCGGTGGAATTGCAGAGAACGGTACTCTACCTGAAACTCAAAAGCCAACTTTCCAAAATGTTGCAGCAAAGCCAAAAACCGTTGCTCACTCATTCGACATGTCTGAAGTAGCAATCTTCCTTAACGACAAGGATGACGGTCTAGGTGACATTCGCTCAGTATTGAAAGAAGAAATGGGTAAGCACCACGCAGAGATGATTAACAAAATGCTACTTAGAGACACCGACACCCCAGCAGGTAATGATATCGAGTCACTTGACCGTGTCACCGCTGGTCACGCTAAGGCTCTAACTACCAGCACAAGTGCAATTGCAGACGGAACAGGTCACCTCAGCGACGCAACTGACTTAGATATCTATTCAATAGACCGTGAGGCTAACGCATCATGGGCTAACGCTGAGATGTCAGTTAACGGTGTTGGTGGTACCCCTACCAACAGAACTCTATCTCTCGACCACTTTGATGAACTATTCAGAAAGATTTGGCAGAGAGGTGGAAATCCAAAGGTTATGCTAACTGGATATGATACTTTGATGAGACTTCAACAACTACTACAAAGCCAACAAAGATTCATGGAAGAAAAGAGAGTAGTCCCAACTTACAACGGTGTTAAAGGTGTACCGGGTATGGAAGCAGGTTTCATT